TAATAAAAATTGATTAAATCATTATATAAAACCATAAATATAATTATAATAATGGATACACTTGATGACCACGGGAAGATGCTTTATGATAATTACATTAAAGCGCGTAATGAATGGACTAACTATATTGCACCAATCGCACAGAATTATATAAAAGAAACCTTAAATAAAGCCAATAAAAAATATTATCGATTTGATTATCTTTTTGTGAATTATGGTTATAGTGTAGCAGAAGATATTACTAGTTGTGATAATAGTGATAAACCAGATAATATTAAAAAATTATACAGAAAGCTATCTCTTCTATTCCACCCAGATAAATTTAAAACAAATGATAATCTTTTTAAATTTATCAAAACACTATATGACAGTAATGATATAACAAAATTAACTAAAATTAATGATGATATTGATATTTTATTGGATTTTTCATCTGATGAAATTGAAGATTACATTAAAGATGCTATTAAATGTCAATCAAATATTACTGAGACACCGGTAACAATTGACCTAACAGATTATGACTATACAACAACCCTACAATACCAAATGTTTATTAAGAATAATATAAATATAAAAGATTATTATTCGCCAGATGAATTAATTAACCATATAGAAAATGATTATATATTGGATAGAGAAATGGATTATTATAATAGGAATAAAGATACCGATGAAAATATTAGGATTGGATTAGAAAAACGTCTTGTGAAAACACAGAAAGAATTAGATGAAGTTAGAAGAGAATGGGATGATGCGAAGAAACAACTTGAAGAAGCAGAGAAAAGATTAGATGAATGTAAAAAAAAGCACGATAGTTAATTTATATAAAAACATATAATCATCCATAATAATGGCACTTACTATAAAACAACTAAATGAATTTATAAAAACAAAATTACCAAATAATATGCTAACGGTTAAAGGAGAAATCCGTCAGCCGAAAATATCAGGTGGGCATATGTATATGACAATGAAAGATGACACCGGAATGATATCGTGTGTAATATGGAAGAGCAAAATGACAGATGATATGAAATCATTAAAAGATGGTGATATGATTGAGGCGATTGGGTCATTAGATTTCTATGTCCCGCGAGGCGAAATTAAATATATTATACAAAAAATAAAGAAAGATAAAACAGTTGGTGATATGTTTGCTGAATTTGAAAAAATGAAATTGGAATTTAAGAAATTAGGTTATTTTGACAGAAAATTAAAAATCCCACAAGTTATAAAAAAAATTGCTATTCTCACTAGTATGAATGGCGCAGCAATCCACGATTTTATGCACGCACTCGAAAATAATAAGAGTATGATAGAGTGTGTAAAAATCGATATGGTTGTTCAGGGTAGTGATTGCCCTCGTAATATTGTCGAATATCTATGTAATAATGATATGAAAAAATATGATTTAGTGGTAATCACTCGTGGTGGTGGGAGTATGGAAGATTTATGGGGATTTAATGATAAGAGTTTAATTGAAACAATTTATAATCGGGATTATGTGGTAATGTCAGCAATTGGGCATATGGTTGATACTACTTTATTAGATTTTGCTTCAGATATCACTTGTGCAACACCATCTCTTGCTGCACAATATATTGTTGACCATAATAAGGAATATTTGGATAAATTAAATAATATCAAAAATCGCCTTCATATGTCATTAATAGGTGATATGAATAAAAAATTATCATTATTAGATAGGTATGATAATATTAAAAATGATTTCAATGAGAAATTACTAAATAAAATGAAGAATTATAAACAAACAATAATGTATGAAATTAAAAATCGTCTAGTACAACTTGATAGGATAGAAGATAGATATAAGGAAAATATCGCACTATATAGTGATAGTATAAATCTTAATGCGGACACATTTAAGGAAGTTGTTACTATGAATAAGCCTTTTACGATTGTATGGAATGGGATTGTAGTGAATGTTAGTGGATATAAAGTGGTTTAAATAAAAATTTTATATTCCCCAATTAAAGTTTATTTATATGAGATTTACAAATCTCATATAAATAAAAATTGATAGTGGGTTTGGATTTTTATAAAAATTGATAAAATTAATCATTATTAAGACTTTACATAAATCTTAATAATGGGCATATTGTGTTCAAACGATTATACTGCATTGGAATGGGACTCGTCTCCACATAATATTGAGATATATGATATAAAACGGGCGAAAACAGTTAGTATGAATAAATCACAGCGTATTAGTGAGGAGGATTATAGTGTGATTGTAAAAGAAAAGGCTACTCGTATTAATAATATGATTGAACAAGCTTGTAGCAAATTAGAGGAGGGTGTTGTGGTATATACACATAATAAATTCTAAGCCCATACGGGCTTAGAATTTATTATAGTTATTAGCGCGAATATTTAATTACAAATTCCTTAGGAATTTGTAATTAAATATATCCACGGTATATACACATAATTGGACAAAGATTAATTTTGTAGATGAAACCAAATGTCCTGACTTTAAGGAACGGCAAAACATTAATAAGTTTTATTATAAAAAATTAATGGATGATATTATTAAATTATATCGTACCGATGGTTATACGGTTGGTAGTAATTGTAATAGTATTTTCATATCGTGGCGGTAAAAAAATTGATTAATAAATATCTTGTTTCAATTATTCCCGGTTCCATTTATTAAGAGCCTTAAAATTAAATAAAAATAATTACTTATAATTATTTTTATTTAAAGTTGGGCTCTTATTATCTGACATAGGGAATAACTTTACTTTATAATGAATCTTCTTATGGGAATGCTTAGACAAAATAGGAATAATATTATTAGAATAATCCAACGTAATTATAGTGTGAAACAAACACCCAAGCCTCAAAACCAAATTGTTAAACCGAAAGTCCAGCCAAATAATAATGCAGTGAATACAAGTAATATGGTTATTAATAATTATAAGGAATGGATGGCTAAACGTTATAATATTACTCGTGATATGTGGCTAAATGAAACTAATGATTTAATTAATTGGGCATCACGTAGTGGTTATTATTGGTGTACCCTAAAAACAGAAAGATTTCAATTGAATAAGAATACCTATATCAAGAATGATATTTTGAACTATATCGAACGTATGCATTATAACAATCTTGTTCAAGAAGTGAGAGAGTTATATGAAAAAGAAGGATATATTGTGAAAACAATCCCAAGTGATAGATATTATGCAATTAATTATATTAAGAGTGATATTGGTTTTACTGATAGATATCTTGATATTAATTTTACATGGGGACCATATGATTATTATCCACGGCAGAATAGTTATGAGTCTCCAATTCGATTTAATTTATATTAAAATGTGTCCGTCGCAAATTTAAAAATTGATTATTTTATATTAAAAACATTTGTCACTTTCTCACACCACATTTATCGATTTAATATAACGGGAAATAATATCGTTAAACCACCATCATATCTTGATGCGCTTAATGCCGTTGATACTAAATCAGCCCAAACACTAACCCGTAATTTTGAGATAACAGCAGCCCAACTATATTTTGATAAATTAATAAAGTTTATCAAAAAAAAGTATATAAAGTTTGCCATTAATATTTTTGATTATATTGATAGATATAATAAACGCCATATAAATCAATTAATTCAGATTATGTGGTAAAAATATTATGCACGCTCCGTATAAAGTGGTGGATAGTTCTCATTACTAAATTTATTTATTAATTTATTTATTTTTCTATCCAATACGAAATAATAAGTTGAACATACACCAACTGCCATAACACAAAGAAATCCGACAACATAATTTGAATTAGTTACATTTTCAAACATATTATCAAGACTATTCTCAGTTACATTATATAACATAGTACAATCCATATATTAATATGTTATAAAAATATATTTTTATATAAGATAATGGACGAAATTACTAAAATGGTTGAAAATATAAATACAACTATTAATATTGCTGATAAGGTAAAAATGATATGTAATTTAAATAATATGATTGATATTGAGAGAAAACAATTAAATAATATATTAGAGAATAATATTGATGATATCAAGGCAAAAATCCCAGCAAAATATAAAAAGATGACCTTGGATGAATTAGAAACTGAATTTAATAATAATACAGATATTAAAGAGAAAATAACAATTTATCACGTGATATGCAAGAATATAAACAATATAACGGATGAATTATTTGAAACGGAATAATAAAATGTGTAAAATACATTTGTGCGCGTCGTAATAGGCAAGTCTATTAGCGAACATAACGAAACTGCGTTTTTGTTATATGTGGTGTGCGCGATTCAAAAGTGCACACCACAAATTTGGAATAAATTCCAAATTTGCTGAGAAAAGGTGTAGCCTTTTCTAGGTCCTCAACACATATAATTACAACAACCACATTTACGCATCTGGATATAATTCACTAAATAATATACGATGTTTAAAGACTTGATTAATTTTATATTGATCATTACTATCAATAATTTGTTCTAATTCCATATTAAAAATATTATTATCACTACGTGTGTTTAAATCTGCTATTTTTTTAATTTTTTTATTATATTTTTTAGATAAATCATTTATTAATTTTTCAATATCTGATTTGCTAATAACATCTTCAATATTAGCAAAAATATAATCGATATATTCTGATTTTTTTACAATATAAAATTCAGGTGGTGTATCTAAATATTCCTGTTGAAAATTATAATTTAAAAATACTTCACATTCATCACACGAAATATAACCATTAAATCCTAAATTAATTATTTTTTGAGCAAATGTATCAGCGAATGCTTGACAATTTTCATCATTCCGTGTTATTTTACTATATTGTTTTTCTTTCCAATTTTGTACACCTTCAAAAATATGAGAACCAGACCATTTCCAGTCTTTTATATAATCATCTCTGCATTTAGCATCAATTGTATCAAAATAATCATTTTTATTATTATTATATTTATTTAAATATATTGGTGGTATAAATAATAAAGGAAAAGATTTCTGGATACTATATTTTAAACCATAACCAAATTTATCAATACGTGCAGGACCGGATGAATCTTGATTTAATGTAAACCATCCACCTTTATAATCACTTTGCCCAACATATTTATGTAACCACCATAGTATTTGTTCATTATTTTCTTCAATAAATTTATCACTGAAATAATATGTATCTTGGTTAAATACACCATACTGTATTCCAATAATATTTAATATATTTCCTGAATGAATTAATTTATCTGTTGGTTGCAAAATAATATAAAGCATTTCATTAAAATATTCATTCCTTTCGCGTAATTGTTTATCATTTAATCCTACATCTGAACATAATATTTTTTTATTAGCATTGGTCATAATATTTCCATTGATAAACATATGAATATTAGAAAAATTACAATTTTGCTTATGGTGATAATTTCCATTGCAATATAGATTGTCTACTATAAAATTTGTAAAAATATTAAAGAATAAATTATCAACAGTATTATTATATGCAATAATACAAATATCTCTATTTAATTGCATAATTTTATCATAAGATATTTCTCCTGAAAATGCAAGGAATAATTTATATATTTTATTATTTATTTCTTGATTTTTTTCATTATTTTCATATAATCCTAATAATTCTGAAAAATTATTAATTGTAAGAATATGGTTGTATTCTTCAAAACTGCATAAAATATTTAATTTACGATTAATATTTATTAATTGTCGTATTAGTTCCCTTAGACGTAAATCAACATCTTTTATTTTATCATAACTATAAGTCTGTGAATTAAATAATTGGTCATATATATTATTTGCAAATAATATATAATTATCATTACTGCATATATAAGTTATTACACTATCATTATTTAAGAATAATGATAAATAATCAACATATTTACATAAACATAATAAAAATAGTATTTTTTTATTTGAATCATTAACAAGTGGCTCATCTTTATAATACATATCAAAAATACATTTAAAAAAATTTAACTGCGCAAGATTAATATCGTCTGTTATTTGTATTTTATTCCTAATCGTATGAAATAAACCTTCCGATGGTTTTTCTTTATTGCGTAAAATATTATATATTTCAATAAAATTATTATAATCTGAATCTATTAGTATATTTGTTTTTTTAATATAATTAGATATAATATAGTACAAATAATAATAATTAAAAATAGTTTCAAAAATAGTTTTATCATTATTATTTTCATTCAGTGTTAATTCATCTATTATTTTTTGATAATTTGATTTATTTTCTTCAATATATGTATCAATCGTATCATATTTTACTTCTTCATAATCAAATGCATCTATTCCATCAGGAGATTTTAAAAAATCGATTAAACTATCAATATTTATATCCATTTTGTCTTTAAAATTATCATTAGTGAGTTCCATTATATCTCTATAATCATTATAAGTGCCACCATATTGTTTTAATTTATTAGAAAGAGTAATATATTTATTTTTATATTTTAAATATTTTATATAATATTTATCCATTATATATATTATATAAAAAAACTCGTGGGATATGATTTTATATAAAATCCTATTATTCCCGACTAAAGTTTATTTATAAATTTCACATAAATAAAAATTGATAATAAAATACATTAAAATGATATCATTTATTATTTTAATGTCTACTTTTGAAGAAATGCTTGATAATGTTTATTCTCAGCTGACGGAAATGTCTCAGCCGAATCGCAAGTTGGTTATTCCTTCACCGGTTATAGAAGTTAGTACAACTAATACATACTGGAAAAATATAAAAAAAATTCTTATGGTTATTGACCGTCCGCCTGATCACTTTGTCGAGTTCCTTAACAAGGAGCTCAAGACTGGTAATTGGGTATCTGACTCAAAGTCAGATGGATTGGTCTTGATTGGCAAGTTTAAGATTGCACAGATTACGGCAGTACTCCAAGAATATGTAAAGAGGTACGTCGTTTGCAACATTTGCAAGTCCCTCGAAACCAAGCTAGAGAAGAGCAAGGAATTGAGGTGCTATCGTGTTGAATGCACCAAGTGCAATTCAACGTATGTTGTTTAAATTATTTTATAAAAAAATGTTGAAAAATAAACATTTTAAAAACATAATATTATAATTATTTAATGGCTTTCTTTCCTGTTAACTCAATGTTCGATATGTTTGATGTTATGCGAACACGTTTCTTTCAAGGGCTTGAAAATGAGCTCAATCAAGCTAGACGAAATGTTACACCATCTGCCCCTGAATCTTTTAAGAGCAAACAAGCATCTTATCGTGAACACCGTCATCGTGATGGTACAGTTGTGTCTGAATCAATCCAAACAAAGGTTGCAAATAATACCACCACTACTATTACCATTCAACGAGTTGGTGATAAGGAGCTGAAGATTGTTAATACTCTTAGACAAGGTGAGCAACCTACCAGTGAGCGATTCATTAAGAATATGACGGCTGATGATGTGCCTCAATTCTTGACTGATTTCGCAAAAGACCCGTATGAAGAACCACTCCCTCAGCCAGATGGATGGCTGAGATTGGAATAAAATTCCATAGATAAAAATTGTGGTGTGCGCAATTCAAAAGTGCGTTCCGCACTTTTGACTTGTCGCAACCATCTTTGGTTGGATATATAACAAACCGCACTTGCGGTTTGTCACCAACACAATTGATAGTGGGTTTGGATTTTTGCAAAAATCCAAACAAATTCTATTAACATTTATTATTCCCGGTTCCACTTATTAAGAGCCTTAAAATTAAATAAAAATAATTAGTTCTAATTATTTTTATTTATAGTTGGGCTCTTATTATCTGACATAGGGAATAAATTTATCCTTAAGGATAAATTTAATAAAAATTGATTTATGAACATTAAAAATATTATAAGTAATATTTTTAATGACAAACATTCAAGCCAAGTTCACATTTAGTATGGTTGATTATCCCGATGCAACCAAACTATGCTTTAATAATATCTCCCCATTTAAGGAGTGTGATTGTTGTTGGGCAATTTATATGCCAGGTGATTTGGAATATAGTTATACTGAATATCTAGCTGAATATAATATTAATTATGATAAGAAAGATTATGTCAATATGCAACATTTGAAAGATGAAAGAATTATATATTTCCAAAATGAAATCCAATTTTTGAAAGATTATGATTATACTAAGATTTCAAATGATTTTGCACCATGTGCTATTAATATTAATAATACTACTATTAGATATAAAACACTTCGTAATATGTATATGGATATTGCTGAGAGGATTATCAATGTTATGGAGAATAATATGTATAATTTAAGTAATTGGAATATGCAAAATAATTATATGAAAATATTAAAAAAGCCGGAATCAAAATATAATTCTAATGATACGTTATTTGATTTTAGTAATAATGGCAAAGAAGTTATTAGTATTAAATTAAATAAAAATATAAACGCGCCAAGGATAACGACTGTATAAAATGTGCGCGTCGTGAAAGGCAAGTGTAATTCTTCGAATATACTTGCCTTTTCGCGAACAAAACTGGTTGCGATAAGTCAAAAGTGCGGAACGCACTTTTGAATTACGACAACCACAAATATTATTATTGTTTTAATATAGATGGGATAACGGTAAATTCTAAAAAATCGCGAAAGTCCTCGTGAACCTTATAATACCAATCATTACAATATTCCCAAATAGTATGTTTTAATTTTCCATTCCCAAGAAATATAGAGAATCTTCGTCCTTCTGGATTACCATAAATATAACCAATAGATAATACCATATCATCAAAATTATCATCGTAATTACTATTGCATTCACTAAATTCCATTTCATCAATTTCCTTTATCGATATAGTATGTTTATCCTTACCGATATATATTTCTTTAGAAACAAACAAAAGATAATTATATAAATCTTCATCTAATAATTCACGATATGGCTCCAATTCATCTTTATTATATGGTTTTTTAATCATTTTGAAATTATTTAGCATCAGTGTTTGTAAATTACGCCAATTTATACTATTATCCGGATTAATAATATAAATTTGTTTCTGAGGTTTTTTTAATACTGATGTTAAATAATTTTCAAGACTATCAATTTCTTTTAATGTTCCATTATGATAACTCCAAACTTTATAATCTAATAAATCAAAATAAAATTCTTCTTTATTGATAATATTAAAAAATACAAAAATTGGCATTTTAATATTTAATTCTTGGTTTTTATATTTTATAATATCATCATAATTTGGAAACATATTAATATCAATCATAATAAGACTATCATTAATATAGAAACACGATGATATTGTGGTGAGATATTCGCGTAATATAGAAGGGATATTATGTTGTCTTGTTTTCATAATATTATCAAATATATCGACATTATATGGTTCGGTATTAATAGTGTTATTAATATTATTATATTGTTTATATTCCTCAATTTTAGCTATATGAAACTGTTTATATTCTTGCATTATAATTATATAATTATCAAATAAATCTTTAATAGTTTTATTAAATAAAAATTGATTATTAAATATTATATAAAGATTTCTACTATATATCAATAAGTATGTCATTAAAATCAAAGTTTTACAACGAAGATGTTAAAAATATCAAAGAAATTAGCTTTGGTATTTATACAAACGACATGATAAAAAAATATTCTGCTGTTCGAAATGACCCGTTTGGTATCAATGTACCAGACTCATATGACAATTATGAACCTAAAAAAGGCGGTCTAGTTGACTTGCGTCTTGGAAGTTGCGATATCTATTTAAATTGCACTACTTGTGGACAGAATTCGATGGATTGTGAGGGTCATTTTGGTCATACCGAATTGGCTGAACCAGTTTTTCATTTTGGTTTTCTGAACCATCTCATTACTATTATGAAGTGTATTTGTCTAAAATGTTCTAATATTTTAATTGAGAGAACAGAAGAAAATCTCAAACGATTCGCCAATAAACCAGGCAAGTATCGATTCAAAGAAATTAAGGAAATGGTTAAGAATATTAATTATTGCAATGTTTGTGGAACGCCCGTTCCAAAGATTAAGAAAGAAGTAAAAGAAACAAGTGCATCAATTCGAATCGTTCTTGAGAAAGAAGTTGGTACATCTAATGTCGATGACGCAACAGGTGAGACAGTAGAAGGAACTAAAGTGGTTCGTGATTATTTGTCTCCTCGTATGTGCTATCACATTCTCCGTAATATGTCGGATATGGATGCATATTTGCTTGGTTTCAATGTCAACGAATCTCGACCGGAAGATATGATTCTTACACGATTTCCAGTTCCACCAGTTATTATTCGTCCCACTGCCAAGATTGATTTTATGGCTTCATCCACTCACGAAGATTCTTTAACTTTGAAGATTGCTGATATTATTAATAGTAATATTCGTGTTAGGAATGAAATGAATAAAGATTCGGCGGGATTGAATGATGCCATTACCCTACTTCAATATAATGTCGCAACATTTTTTGATAATGATAGCGCATCATTGCCCAAGTCAGAATTTAAAACAGGTGGGCGTGTTATCAATTCAATTTCTGACCGCATTAAGGGGAAGGAGGGTCGAATGCGTCTAAATATTATGGGTAAGCGTGTCGATTATTCGGCTCGTAGTGTTATTACAAGTGATCCATATATTGATATTGATATGGTTGGTATACCTCTTCGTGTTGCGAAAGACCTTACTATTCCAGAAGAAGTTACACCAATGAATATTAAACATCTTACTCATCTTGTGATGAACGGTCGTGATGTATATCCTGGTGCAAATTATGTGTATAAAAACACATCAGTAAATGGAAAAACAATAACTCAAAGAATTGACCTCAGATATAGAAAAGCAAATATTAAACTTCAATATGGTGATATCGTAGAACGCCACGTAGTAAATGATGACTATGTGCTATTTAATCGTCAGCCCACACTACACAAACCATCTATGATGGGTCATCGTGTACACGTATTGGAGCGAGAGGATAGCAATACACTACGTATGAACGTATCGGTATGTAAACCATATAATGCTGATTTCGATAAACTCTCTGTCGAAAACATGGGGCGTTAAAAGCGTGCAACCCCATAGTAGGTTAATTATTGTAATGCATTAATTAACTTGCAAAACACCTTGTTGTCGGGAACCCCCTTAGAGCTCATACTACCACTCTTTATTAGAAATAGTAAAGAGGACCTCGGTTAATAGCCGAACCCAATGGTAAACAATGTATGAGATTGGGCAATCCGCAGTGCAGTTCCTTCCCTTCGCTATGCAAGAAGGATGGAGCGCATTCAGAGACTGAACGGGTGTTGGTCATAAATGATGGTCTAGCAAACCTGATATGGCTTAAGATACAGTCCACCCCCACTGGAAACTTTGGGGAATATCTCACAGATTAGATGTAAAATAGTGTATTTAAAACTATTACACTAATTACACGTAAAATTACATCTAATTTGAAGTAGGAGATGAGATGAATACCCACTTAGCGCAGTCAATCCAAGCCCGTAATGAGCTGGAAATGATTGCAAACGTTAAATATCAAATTATTGCAGCCAAAGATTCAAACCCAATTATTGGTTGCGTACAGGATTCACTATCTGGTGCTTATATGCTTTCGATGGATGAAAATATTCCATATGAAATTGCATCGAATCTATTATGTAATACAAGTAGTGCTACCAAGCAAGAAATGACAAAGGGCGAACAATTGTCTGGTCGCCAAGTATTTAGCCACATTATCCCAAGTGGTATTAATTCCACTGTTAAAAAAGGTGGTAATGTCATATTCCAAATTAAGAATGGTGAACTAACTGAAGGTCTTCTTGATAAATCACAATTGTCCACCAAAAAGAACAGTATTATTCACTATATTTGGGATAAGTATGGTCCAAGCCATACACAACACTTTATCGATGATACTCAACGTTTGGTATTAAATTACCTCCTTAATAAGGGTCTGACAGTGGGTCTCAAAGATACATTTATTCCAGACACTCTTACCAAGGAAATCAAAGAAATTATCCACACAAAGATTATTTCAGCGAATCATCGTTTGACTCAATTTGAGAATGATAATGATAAGATTATTCCTGACATTGGTGAGGGGATTATGAATATGGACCTTAATACGGTTAGTTCGAATGTTGGTAAAATGATTATGGACGTGCTTGATAAAAACAATGGCTTCAATATTCTTGTATCTTCGGGTGCGAAGGGCAGTGCCCTCAACGTTACCCAGATTGCCGGGTGTCTCGGTCAAGTTGCTATTGAGGGTCAACGTATTAAAAAGCGCGTGGCAGGTCGTACTTTACCAATTTTCCATCAAAACGATGATACCCCTGAAGCACGTGGTTTTGTGCCATCTAGTTTCTTGGATGGGTTGAAGGGACACGAATTCTTTTTCCATACGATGGGTGGTCGCGAGGGTCTTATCGATACAGCAATCAAATCAGTTACAGGAGACACCCCTGTAATTATTATGGAAGAAAATAAAGTAAAGAGACTAAATATTGGTGATTGGATTGATAATTACCTTGATATGAATGTCGAGAAAGTTGAACATTATCAGGAACGTGATATGGAACTATTAAAATTGTCAAAGGATGTATATATTCCAACTGCAGATGCAGACGGTAATGTAACTTGGGGCAAAATTACAGCAATTACAAGACACGACCCAGGTGATATGTTGTATGAAATTAAAACAAAGGGTGGTCGTAAAGTTATTGTTACTGAATCAAAATCACTACTCGTATGGAATAAGACGATTAGAAAATTTGTTCATATGTCAACACCTGATGTTAAAGTTGGGGATTGTGTTCCAGTGACAATGAATTTAACAAATGTTTACTCCAAAGATATTATTGAATCCATTAAATTGCGTATTAATAATAATACTATTAAATGCATTAGTATAGAAGATCGTGATAACTGTATTATGATGCTGAATTGTATTAATATTTATTGTGATATTGATGGATTGACCCTTCATATTAATAATGATTGTCACACAGTTAATGATGTTATTCTTGACCCAATTGTTGAAATAAATCATATTGATGTCGCTTTGTATCCCAAAGTATATGATTTAACAGTACCAAGCACATTAAATTTTGGTCTTGCAAATGGATTGCACGTTGTTGATACAGCCGAGACAGGATATATTCAGCGCAAGTGTATCAAGTTTATGGAAGATTTAATGGTAAATTATGAAGGTATTATTAGAACGGCAAATGGTATTTTGGTTCAATATCTTTATGGTGAAAGTGGAATTGACCAACAAAAACAAACCCAAGTAAAGATTAATCTGATGAATATGAACAATGAAGCAATTAAAAAGGCATTTGTTTTTACAGATGATGAAAAGAAATATCTTGAGAAACATTACAAGACAGATATTAATATGTTTAATAAGAAAACATATGCTACAATGATTGAAATGCGTGATGAGCTCCGTAAAATTTACACTCGGGCAACTGGTAATTACAAAGTTATTGAGGACAATTTTATGCTTCCAATTAACTTGTTGCGTATTACACAAGAGTTGAATGGGAAGAGTGAGATGGCAATGGACACTGATAAGACAAAGTCTAATCATAGCAATTCGGAGAAGTCTCTCCAAATTGACCCACAATATATAATGGATGCGATTGATAATATGTTATATGATTATGACGAGCGTTTTATTACGGTTATGAAGAAGAATTCTAAACTACTCCGTGAAGATGATAAAGCATATAAGTTCCTTCTTAGACTTGCACTCTATGAATACATTTCACCCAGAAGCTGTATAACTGTTTATAAATTGAACAAGGAACAATTTGACAAGCTAATTGAGGACATCCGCGTCCACATTGCTCGTTCGCTGGTAGAGCCCGGAGAAATGGTGGGTGTTGTGGCTGCACAATCGATCGGCGAGCCGACATCACAGATGAGCCTCTTAAGTAGTGCTAAAATTAGGACTGTTATAAAATCAAAGCGGACTAATAAAATGGCGCTTAAAACGGTTGAATTTGGTAAATTTTGTGATTCTATAATAAGTAATAATCCAGATATAACATACAATACCGGGCACGTTAATAGTGTCGAAACTGATTTAGATTCTTTAGATTACGAATATTATATTGTTGGAGTAGACGGGAAAGAAAAAACTCATTGGAATAAAATTTCACACATTAGTCGCCATCCGGTAAATGGCGATTTAGTTAAAGTTACCACTAAGAGTGGGAGAATAGTTACCACTACACTGAGCCATTCACATCTTATTAGAAAGAATAACACGGTTGTCCCAATTACTGGCGCAGAATTAAAACTTAAAATGCGCATCCCTGTAGCTAGACATATTGATAACACTTTTGTAAATACAACAATCAATATTAATAAGAAGAAATATAATCTCAATTATTTGTTCGGTTGGTTCATCGGTGCTTATTTGGCTGAAGGTAATATTTCAAATAATACGATTCATATTACAAATATTTCTCAGCATTTTATTAATAATACGAAAAAGTTTGCAAGACGATTTGATAAAACAGTTACCGTAAGAAGATACCAAGGGCAGTATGGTCCTGGTGTTACTACACAATTTTATCATAGAGAATTGGCTGAATTTATTCTTGATAAGATGAACACTGGTTCATTCGTCAAGCGCGTGCCTGATTTTGCATTCACCGCTCCCAACGAGTTTAAAGCCGGTTTAATTCAGGCATATATCGATGGAGACGGTAACTTCCAATCTAATAAAACACGTAATCAAATCCGTGTATGTAGCCGAAGTGAAGACCTTATTACTGATATTGCAATGTTATTAACTTATTTTGATATTTTTGGCTCAGTTAAAAAACAAATGGTTAAAGGTATGCCATTATATAACTTATCAATGTCAGCGCGTTATGGTCCACTGTATAAAGAACACATTGGTACACTCTTGCACGAAGACAAGTTGAATAAGATTATTGAATATACTATGCGCAATAATATTCATAATCTTTCAGATGAAATTGACCAGATTAATGGATTGGGTGAATTAATCGCTTATTGTGGTAAGACACTTAAACTGCCAGGACAAAGTCGAACATATAGACGATGGATAAATAAGGAAGCAATTGGTAGACGTACATTGGAGAAATATATTGATGTATTTGAAAACCATCCAGATGCCAAGAATATTATAAATGAATTGGCATTATTAAAACAAGCCAGAGATTCAGGTGTTATTTGGGATGAGATTGTTGCTATCGAGAAATATACACCAGACCAAACTGAATATGTGTATGATTTTACCGTTCCAGGTAATCAAACATTTATGATTAATAATGGTATTTTGGTTCACAATACTCTTAACACCAAGCACTTTGCCGGTGTGGCAGGAAAGGGTTCAGCAAATAGCGGTGTGCCAAGAATTAAAGAAATTATGAGCTATAGTAAGAGCATCAAAACACCTCAAACAATTGTATATTTTGATGATAAATATAATACCAGCAAATCGGACACCAATATGATTGCTTCCTATTTCAAGCATCTTACTATTAAGGAATTGATTGAAAGTGCGGAAATATATTATAGTATGGATGGAAAGGATGACTTGTCAGCTATTTTGGCACAAGATAATACAACCAATCCATTCTATGTCAACAATGCAAAGGATAATATTAAATCATTACCATTTGTTATTCGCCTCAAGATGAATCTCGAAAAGATGATGGATAAAGAGACGACTCTTTTGGATATCAAGACGAAATTCATTACATATTGGTATAAGAACTTTTCCAATCTCAAGACAGTAAAGAAACAACACAAAGAAATTTTATTGAATGTTGACCGTCTTGCTATCCTTAGTAATAATGACAATATCATCCATATCAGATTCCGTCTTAATGATTTCAACTACACAATGCTTACATCATTCCTTGATATGATTCTGAATGTTATTACTCTCAAGGGTATTGACAATATTGCAAATGTATCACAAAATCAAGAACGTAGAATGATTGCAAATAGCGAGGGTGATATGGTTGTTGAGAAGGAATATGTAGCCGTAACGGATGGTATCAACTTGGATGGTATATTGATGCTCAAGGGTATTAATCATACAAGGACTCGTATTAATGATATTGAAACGGTTTATAAGAGATATGGTGTTGAGGCAGCGCGTAATATTATCATCAATGAACTTATTAATACTTATGAAGCTGGTGGCGGTGGTAGCATTAATCACGCCCACATTTCTCTGCTAGTTGATACAATGACTTACAGTGGAGAAGTGGTATCAATTGATAGACATGGTATGAATAAAGTAGATAATGACCCAATTAGTAAGGCATCATTTGAAAATACGATGGACCATTTTATTAATGCAGCTATCTTTAGCGAAACGGATAAATTGAAATCGGTATCAAGCCGTATTGCAGTGGGTCGCGTTATGAATGGTGGCACTGGTTCATTTGATTTGATTCTCGATACAGAGAAATTGAGAAATTCAGAATATATTGAGAATGAAACAGGTGGGCGCACCAGCTTCATCCCCCTTACGAAAGAACCATTGTTTGAGGATGTTATTGAATATGGTTTTGCAAGAAATGACTTTTTCATTCCAAATTAAAAAATTGATTTATTTGTGTCTGTCGCCATTCAAAAACGGTTTTCGAATGTTCGCGGACCAAAAGAGAGCCCGTACATTTGAAAACGGCTAAGCCGTTTTCAAATGGCGCTGCTCACATTTATTATATAGACGTATCATCCATTTTCAATTTTACTGTAGGAATTGTTAAAATTGAAGAGTGTGTCGGTAGAGAGAATATTTAATTATAACTTTCCTATGGATTGTTATAATTAAATGTTTACGGTAATTATTTTTATTTAAATATTGGTGCTATAGTTTATTACAAAAACGTGTCAATGTTCTCCGGTAATTCTTTAATATTAATCTTATAGGTATTCCTCATCATATTCAGAAATTTAACATCCATTTGGTCATTCATACGGACGAAACTAATAGATACGCCTTTTTTATTAAATCGTCCGCAACGCCCAATACGGTGGATATATGTTTCTTTATCAAGTGGCATATCAAAACAAACCACTAGATTGACTTGGGGTACATCAATCCCTCTTGCCAAAAGGTCAGTTGTAAGAAGAATTCTTGTTTTCCCATCTCTAAATTCTTGTACGATATCATTTCTTTCCTGTTGTGTCATCTTCCCGTGAATAGTAGTAATTGAAAAATTAAGTGATGCCAGTTGTTCAGCCAGCCATTGGACTTTCTTAATGGTATTACAAAAAATAATTGTTTGAGTGGTTGAAATTAGGTTATATAAATCAATAAATACATCAAACTTATTTTCTTCCACCTCAACATCGAGATAAAACTGACTAATAAGGTCTACGGCAACATCTGCATTTTTAAGTAAAATTTTTACTGGTTCATTCATAATCTTATCTGTGAGTTTAAAAACGGATGGAGTAAGAGTTGCAGAAATGAGAACCTTTTGACAAGTATTTGGTATATTATTAAGTAGTTTATTCATATCCGTCATATCCTTTTCATCCGTCATATTATCCGCTTCATCAATGACAAAACAGCTAATATTATCCATTCTTAATTTTTTAGCCTCAATCATATGATTGATACGCCCAATTGTCCCCACTACAATATTTGTGTTATATTTAGTAATATTAGTCCCACCCACACATAAAGACAAGGATAGCTTACTGTATTGCGTTATGGTTTGTGCCACCGTATAAACTTGAGTGGCAAGTTCGCGAGTTGGTGTTAATACTACTACACGTCCAATATAATCATTATAAATCCTATTAATACAACCCAGTAAGAAAGTCGCCGTCTTACCCGTACCTGATTGAGACTGAATAATGCAGTCTTTGCCGGTATTTATTGCCTCAATCCCTCGTACCTGTATACTGGAGGGTGCATTAAAGCCATTCAGATATAGCCCCTTCAATATATCCGGTTTCGATACTAATTTATCAAAATTTGTATGCTGTATGTTTTCTTGTTCCATTGTTATTATATATATGTATATATCTTTAAACGCATTTTATAATAATGCGTTTAAAAAAAGTTGAATAATAAAGTATTTAAAGACAAAACCATTAGTAAATTAACAATGACCTCACACAAGCAAACCGAACAAGAAACCACCAAGTTTCAAGATTTAGATGTAACTCAGCTCTCTTTTACCGAACTTGCCGAGAATGACCGCTCAAAGAGCCAACTTATTGCCTATCCTAGATATGGTAAGAACGGACAAGCATTGATGCTCCAAGCTCCCTGGATTAAACTGGATGATTATGGTGTTCCCCGTATGAGTGAATACATTAAGAGTGATGCCGACCGAGCCAAGCTCAAGATTCCTCTCAATTCGGAACACCCTGAAAGTCAAGCCTTCCACGATAAGCTGGTTGAACTAGATAATTACCTGGGTAGTCAGGAGATGAAGGACAAGTTTTTTGGTAAGAAGGCTGCCAAGTACAAGTACATTCCTATTGTTCGCTCTCCTCTTGAAGAAGACGAAGAAGATGAAAATAAGAAGAAGTCCAAGCGTACTCGTCCCTACCCACCCTACCTCAAGCCCAAGGTCGATACCACGTGGCCTGAGACTAAGATTAAGAGCAAGATTTTCAAGTCTACTCTTAATGAAGAAGGAAAGCGCGAACGAACAGCAAATGTTGTTCCAGTTCTCGATGACGAAGGTAAGAACGTAGTTGACGAAGATGGAAATCTCACTTATCGTCCCATTGAAAGTGTTACAGAATATGCTGAATTTGTTACTTATCAATCGAATGTACGACCAATCATTAGTCCAGTCAAGCTTTGGGCACAAAAGAAGCCAAGTGGTACTGACCCAATGATGCAATATGGTCTGATGTTCAAGATTATCAAGATGGAAGTTGAACCAGGTGCAGGAAGTGGAAACAGTCTCATTGCCAGCTATCGCAACAATGACAAGTTCATTGATAGCGAAGATGAGGAAGAATCCTCATCCAATAGATTTAAGGGTCCTCCTCCTGCTCCATCAAAGAGCGCGCTCCCTCTCAAGAAGGTATCTCAACCACATCCTCCTGCCGATGATGAAGAAGAGGAGGAAGAAGTAGCCGAAGAGGAAGAGGTTGAAGAAGTAGAGGAGGAAGAGGAAGAAGAACCCGAACCTGAACCACCCAAGCCAGTAGCAAAGGGAAAGGGCAAGGCACCTACTCGCAAGCAAAAGTAAACGTACCGTGGGCGGTATGCCAATAATAAAAATTATTTTATAAAATTCAAACTATTTAGAGCAGTGTGATTTTTAAACGTCAAATTCTCAACAAAAAACACAGCTTTACCCATATAAATGGATATCTAAATTCTATATAATGGGCTTTCTTATAAACATTTTTGGTAGATGTTTATAATCCCATTAAATGTGTAGATATATTTGTTTCTAAACATGTTGTCATTTCTTTTGCAGTTTGCTCTAATATATGAGTTTTATTAGTATAAATTAATTTTTCAGTTACTATTTTTGAAAAACAATCATTATAAAATAATTTTAATTCATCCTTGATATTCTTATTTTTGATTTTAGTTTCTGTTTTTTGTTTTCCTCTATTGGTCTTACTTTTTCCAATTGTTTTTAATACATCTAATATAAATTGTTTATCTATTTGTGGAAAGTCTTCATTTTTATTAAATTTATCTAATAAATATAATCTTATAAACTGATATCCAAAAATAACAAATTTATTAATATCCTTTACTGCATCTTCAATAATTGGTTGAATATTATTATAATCTTTGAGAACTGCTTTTAAGGGACATTTTATAACTCTAAAAATATTATTATTAATATCTGGTGGTTTTTTGTTTTCTGTCATTAGTACAATAATATAATATAACTTTAAATGTTTTAATTAATTTTACGCATAATTAATTAAGAAATTTTAATTTATTTATATTTTAAGTTTTCTTTTTTCATATGCTCGTTTATTATATTCTTTTATTTTTTCAGGGTCTAATTTTTTAGTAGATTGTTTTTCTTTAATTTTTTCTTTATTATTATGATAATATTCTCTATTTCTTTTAGGTGCAGTATATTTTTTTAAGTGTTCTTTTAATTCATTATTTTCTATTAAAAGATTTTCATATAATTGTTTATAATTAGGAAGTTCGTCCATTATAATATATTAAATATATATTTTTAAATTATTTTATAAAAATGTGTTTGTCGTAATTATATTCTTCGAATAGAGCGTCCCTCACTTTTCATTTATCGCAACCAGTTATGTTCGCTAATAGGCAAGTGTAATTCTTCGAATAGACTTGCCTATTACGACGCGCATAAATGTTTGTTAAAATTATTCCCTATTTTAGATAATAAGTGGAACCGGGAATAAATTTATAATGTATTGTTTGTTATCACAATAAAAATATTCATTAGTTATAGGAATTAATAATAAAGAGTATATGTGCGCGTCGTAATTGGCAAGTGCAGACTTGCCAATTAGCGAACAAAACTGGTTGCGATAAGTCAAAAGTGCGTTCCGCACTTTTGAATTACGACAACCACATATTATTTATTCCCGGTTCCACTTATTAAGAGCCTTAAAATTAAATAAAAATAATTAGTTCTAATTATTTTTATTTATAGTTGGGCTCTTATTATCTGACACAGGGAATAATATAAATTATATGATAGAGGTTATGTTAATGCTGAAAGATTTAATAAATCGCTCCCAAATAATTCATTAAAAAATTTGTAGTAAGGTTAAAAATAAATTAATTATATAAGATAAGAGATAAATATATTGCAGACACCACAAATACATAGAAAAGTGATAATCATTTATTATATATGCTCCCTTATTTATTCTGTTTAAACTGTATTGGACAATGGTTTTATCAAGTAAAACATTATATGAAATTATATAGAATCACAAATTTAGATGAATTGAAAGATAGTTTAAAATATTAAAAAAGAAAATTAAAAGTATATAAAGATTAACTAAAAATCGACATTTAAAATGCACACCTATTTAAATATTTAACTAGTTTAAATTTAATGAACACAAAGGTCCCATATAGAATTAAAGAATTGGATTTAAACAATATCTACTATTCTGATATCAAATCAAATGGAAAGAAAACAATAGTTTATATAAATTATATGGATAATCATAAATTGAAAAATTTCGTTTTTCAGACTCCAACAATGTTATCACGTAATAAACCAAATTGTAAGAAGGATATTTATAGTTTAGATGTTCCTCTTGTTGGTAAGGAACCTGAAAAAATGTCTCGATTTATTACTTTTATAGAGGCATTAGATAAGAAGATTATAAAAGATGCAAAGAATAATAATAAATGGTTTGAGAATTTTGCAAATGTGAAAACAATGAAATATCAAAGAACAATCCGTGAAGATAGCAATACGGATAATAATAATGGGGTTATACGAATGAAATTAATAAAAAATAATGATTTTGAAACTCACGTTATGACAAAAAATAAAAGAATTCAATTTGATGAAATAACAGGTGATTGTTGGTTAAAATGTATTCTTGAGGTATATGCTATATGGATTAACGAGGAAGGATTTGGTTTATTTATTCGTCCTATTGTTATGGATTTTAAACCGTGTATGAAACAAGTATATGATTATAAATTAATAGAAGATAGTGATGAAAACGGGAATGAGGTCGAGGATGTAGCCATAGATACAGTACAAGATAATTCTATTTTTATTAGGTCAGAGAGTGAGATAACATCATCCGTATTAGAATATAATGATAATACACCATCGAGCGATATCCCAGTAGATGTAATAGATGCTTGCTCATCAACCAGTTCAACAGAAAAAGAATAATAATCATATTAAAGACCTATTAACAAAGATATTAATATGAACGTTGCACTTATGTGTAATTCACAAATGTGTAATAATACTACTCAAGATAATAGTGTTTATAATAAATTGAATCTGACGTCTCAAGAAATATTACTCTTACGGTCTCTTGAAGAGTTTTACCAAAATAAGGAATATTATGATATATTAGTATCTATAATAGAGGGAACCAGTACGATATCTAGGCGAACATTTGAATATTTTGTTACAAATTATTCCTCAAAACATAACATTATTTATGAATTAGACGAAAAAGGAGTTAAAACTAGTTTTAATGTATATAGCTCATATAAAGACCAGCTAAAAGCTCACAGAAAAAAGTATTTTGACCCATTTGGACGGGGTGATAGAATACCCTTTTTTTGTCATGACGATTGTGTTATTACTACTATTGGACAGCTTAATTTTTATAGATGGTTTTTCATAAAGAAAATATATGAATATTGTGCTGAAAATTATACACCAATTCAAACCGAATTATTAGCCAATAAACATATCAAGAAACGGGCTACAGATAGGGTAATTAGAAAACGCCCTGCGACCGCCAAGAAGAATATAAGCTATATAAAGGTCGAATATGACCCAGATAGTGATAATGATATGGTGGTTAGCTTTACATTTTAATTATAAGATTTTTATTTATATGAGGTTTAACCTCATATAAATAAAAATTGATAATCCAACATATTGAAGCCCAATCCAATTATATTAACAATGCCTAAAGTTCAAGATAAGAAGAATGCTAAGCCCGTTGAAGAACACCTTTCTGAGGAAGAAGAGGAATATGAAGAGGAAGTTGATGAGGAAGTCGAAGAAGTCGAAGAAGAAGCCGAAGAGGCAGACTCCACAGAGGACAGTAAGCGAAAGCGTCTTACACCCCTCGAGCTATTCGATGAACTAATCCAACGATTTAATAACATTGAGAGGGCTGAAGCCAAGTTCAATGAAAAGCAAAAGGAATTTGACCAAGTTCAAAAGGAGTTTAATACCACATATCGTAAGAATATGAGGGAGCTATCTAATTACATTAAACGATTCGACAAACACTATCGAGCCCAGGAAGGTAAGAAGAAGGCTCGCAAGACTGGTAATGCTGGGAAGGGTGGATTCAACAAGCCTGTTGCAGTGCCTGAGAAGCTGAGAGATTTTATCGGTATCGGTGAGGATGAGCTCAAGACTCGCCCCGAAGTTACCAAGCTACTGAATGCAAAGTTTGCTGAACTCGGATTGGTTGAGGAACGTGTTGAGGATAATAAGAAGACAAATATTATCAAGCTAAATGGTTCTGCACTAAAGGCACTGGGAGTTGCAAAGAAGGATAGTGAAATTCTTAAGAAGGATATTCAAACATTCATTGCCAAGTTCTACCACGAAGCCAAGGCAGAAAATGCTACCTAAGTAGTGCTACTTAATATTTTCTAATTTTTCTTTATTCTCTATAGAATCATTATATATTGTATTTAATTTAATCGCATATATATAATTATTTATTTCTTTTACATTTATTATTGTTCCGTCTTTGTATGGAATCCAGTTTACAATATTATAACTTGGGATATTTATCCCATAAATATATTGGAATAAATTAATATTTACATTAAGGAGAATAGTATTTTGAAGCCACTCATATGTACTAGGTAGAGTTAAATGTATAATCAAATGTCCATCCATATTATCACCCCCATTATGAAATATAATATATGGATGAGAACAATTAAAAATACAAGTTGTTTCCACAAAATCATTCATAATTTGTCTTTTAATTTTTATTTTACGGATTGCATTTGATTGAATTTCTTCCAAAGTGCATTTTAATTCAATCATAATATTATTAGCATTGTATTGTTGATATTTTAATGGTAAAGTAGAAAGATGATAATATTCTGCTTGGTCTTCATCCCAATATGGTGTTTCTGTTTCTGAACAATCTAATGAATTATTTGTTTTATTTGGGATGATGGTTTTATTAAAGATATTTAATAAATCAGAGAAATCATATATATCAATATTATCTATTATTTTATTTATAAGATTATCATTAATATTAAAGAATTTTGTAATAATATTTTTATTACTGTCAATTTGTTTCTTGAACCATTCTTCCAAAAATAATATAAATCTACTTTTGTTTTGTTTTTTCATACTATCATATTGCACCTTGACATTATCACAAATTAATATATTATATGCATAATTAATTTGTTGGAATTTATTAGTATCTCCATTTGGCTTGTCAGGATGGTACAATTTAGCAAGCCGTCTATATGCTTTAGTGATTTGGTCTTTGGTTGCATTGGTAGGTATTTCCAATATATCATATAAATCCATAATATGTATAAATATTAATCGTTTAATTCTTTTTAATAAAAAATTATTTATTATTCATATTAATTATTAAAAATGATTAGGGTATATTCAAATTTATCTGAAGAACAAAATAAATGTTTAATTGAACTTGAAAATAAATGTAAAATAAAATTATTTAAGAAAAAAAATGATTGTGCCATATTGAGAGATAATCTTATGATTATTGAAGAATGTAATAAGATGAAGAAAAAAAAACTATTAGATTGTGCACATAATATAAAGGAATTAGCAGGTCAGCCATATATAGATATGGATAAGTTTATATTAATACAGGAAAGTATTAAGAATGAATTAGTTGATATCGATAATATTATTAATATGATAAATTATAACATTAATAATGAACGATTTATAGAAATTTATGAAAATTAATTTATAGGAACTAAATTAGAAAGAACCGCTTCTAAATCTTCATATTCACGGCTCCCTTCATAAGGTTTAAAATGTTCGCCATCCTTAAATAAAACAGTGGGAAATCCATCGACTTTATATTGTTCTAACATTTTGGCATCTTTATCAGCATCGTAAACAATAAAATTAAATTTAGATTCGAATTTTTTATTTAACATTTCCCACACTGGCTTAAAACGTTTGCAGTGTCCACACCAGTCAGCTTTAAAGAGAATAATATCGACCTTATTCCCATCACCAACCATAGTCTTGTTTTCGAGTTCATTTTTTAAAGCTAGATATTTAGCTTTATATTTAAGATACTTTTCTTGGTACATTATATAATTATATAAAATATAATTATATAATCTATATTTATTCGTGAGAATATATATTATATTCCCTATTTATATTGCAGAGCAATAGATAATAAGAGCCTTAATAAGTGGAACCGGGAATAGTATTTATATTATAAATCCAATCTATAATTTGCATCATAATATTATGTGGTTGAGGGTCATTTACGTCCAATGGAACTAATAAAGTGTGATTACCTTCTTCTAATTCAACAAATTTTTTATTTTTAGTACTACATCCTTCAACAAAGATTTTAGTATTTTCTATATTTGTGATTGGGTCTGTTTTTGAGTGAAATACAATAAATGGTGTTATACATTTTTTTTTATTTTCATTTAGCCATTTCATTGTATTATAACATTCTCTACCCATACTAAGCCGGAGTGGTGCATCGTATTGATATTTATTAGAATGTTTTGCATTCAAATATTCTTTATAATGACAGCTCTTATCTGATTTATATGGAATTAATCCCCAAGTTGGGAATAAATATGACATTGCTATTAGTGGATATACTTTATAAAGTGGTGGCTGTAATTCAGGGGGCATTCCACACATTGGTGCTAATAATATAATTCCACTTACAACATATGGATAGGTAATTGTATATTTAATTGCGACTGCACCGCCCATTGATTCACCAAGTAAATAAACTGGGGTGAATGGATAAGTTATTTTTATTTCAGCTATTAAAGAATGTAAATCAGAAATAAAATCATCAAAACTATCAATATGACATCTTACTCCTTCGCTCTTCCCGTGTCCTCTTAATTCAAGTGCATACGATTTAATATTTTTTGGTTCCAATATATTAAACCGTTCATGTATTTCATTCATACAACTATA